TTGTGGACGGTGCCGAGTGACATACACACCGGAGGAGGGCGACCGGGTGCGTGTCGTCCTCGAAGGAACGGTCGACGCCACCGACGTGTGTGGCACCGCCGGGGGCTTCCGGGTCGGACGGGTCGGTAAGAACTCCAACATCATCATCCCGACCGCCGCCCACGTCGTGTCGATCGAGAAGCTCGCGGTGAAGCCCACGGTCGGCGATGTCATCGACCAGGGCGAGCTGGACTGCGGCAGCTTCCCGACCGGATCGGTGATCCGCAACAAGGCGGGAATGTCCTACATGCGCCTCGGCGGCGGCAACGGCTGGGGCTCGCAGACTGGCGTTTACGGCGTCAGCGACTACTCGATGAACGCGGCGGGAACGTCGTGGACGGTCGTCTACCTGCCGTGACCGAACCGAAGATCCTCACGATCGACATCGAGACGAAACCGCACGAGGTCCACGCATGGGGGCTGTTCAACCAGAACATTGCCCTCAACCAGCTCCGCGAACCAACCCGGATGATGTGCTGGGCCGCGAAGTGGCACGGCAACCCGAAAGTCGAGTACCGGTCGGAGTTCCACCACGGTCGGGAAGACATGCTCGAGAGGGCATGGAAGCTCCTCGATGAAGCCGACTGGGTCGTGCACTTCAACGGCGACGCGTTCGATCTCCCGCACCTGCGGCGCGAGTTCCTCCTCGCGAAGCTCGGCCCGCCGTCACCCGCCGTCAGCATCGATCTGCTGAAGGTCGCACGGAAGCAGTTCCGGTTCGCCTCGAACAAGCTCCAGCACCTGCTGGAGCAGCTCGGCATCGAAGGGAAGGTCTCGCACACCGGGCACCTCCTGTGGGTGCAGTGCATGGCCGGCGACCCGAAGGCGTGGAGGTTGATGCGGAAGTACGTCATCGGCGACGTCATCAAGGAAGAGCTGGTCTACGACACGTTCCTGCCGTGGATTCCGAACCACCCGCACATCGGCCTGTTCAACCCGGACGCGAGTGATGGCTGCGCACGTTGCGGCAGCCAGAGCCTGCAGAAGCGGGGGTTCTCCTACACCCGCCAGTCCTCTTTCCAGCGGTTCCAGTGCAACAACTGCCACGGATGGTCAACCGGGACGACTGCGGTCGCCCGTGTCAAAACGAAGGGAATCGCGTGAGCGACACGGAAGGCATGACAGAGGCCCAGGCCATCGGCTCCACCTTGGTCGGTGCGCTGTCGGATCGGGAGCGGTCGCTGATCTCGCTGGCGCTGTCGGGTCTGTCGAACGACGTCTCCCAGGCGTTGGTCGACGCCGCAGCGAAGCTGGTCGACGAGAACGACGACGTGAAGCGTGGCTTCGACGCAGCTGTCGAGTCGATCGGTCTGAAGGTCGACTGGCCGCAGCTGGTCGAGGAGACGCCAGAAGTGGATGCGGCCGAGTAGTGGCGATCGTTGACAACCAGATCGACTCGTACGTGCGGCACGCGGCCAAGCTGATCTCGGGTCGCTACTCCCGCTGGGTCGACCAGGAAGACGTCCTCCAGGAAGTGTGGCTGTACGCCCTCGGCGACGGTGCGAAGCACATCCAGACATGGCGTGAGAAGAACGAGATGCACCGGGTGCGCCTGGCCTTGGCCGGCGCGGCGAAGCAGTTCTGCGAGCAGGAGAAGGCGCAGAAGTCCGGCTACCACTTCGAGGACGTCGCCTGGTACTCGCCCGAGATCCTCGCGGACTTGGTGCCGTTGGCACTCGACCCGCATTACGACGGGATCACCGGGGAGACCGGGGACCAGTCGAGCCGGCGGAAGCAGACCGATGGCCGCGAAGGCGGCACGTTGATGGCGATGATCGCGGACACGCGGAAGGCGCTGGAGAAGGTCGGTGACTCGCTCGATCCGGCCGACTACGTACTGGAAACCGAGGAGGGCACCGAGCGTCTGGTGAATCTGGCGGACTTCCTCGGCGGCGAGTTCCCGAACAGTCCCGGCTACCAGCGGGGCAAGCGGAAGGTCATGTCCAACGCGGCAGCGCAGGTGGAGATCCGGCGTGGAGCTGGGGAGCAGACGTGAAGACACCGTGGTGGATTAAGGCTTTGTTCTGGGTCTGCGCAGCCCTGTGGGTCGTGGCCTCCTGGATGGCGGTGAGGTACCCGTGAGGGTCCTCGTGACTGGTGGCCGGTCGTACGGCAGCACGGGGACCTTCTACGACACCCTCGACTTCATCGACCCGACGAAGTTGGAAGAGGTCATCTGCGGCGGCGCGACCGGAGCTGATGCTCTGGCGATCCAGTGGGCGATGCACCGGAAGGTCAACTTCCGCGTCTTCTACGCGAAGTGGGACGAGCACGGGAAGGGCGCAGGCCCGATCCGTAACCAGCAGATGTTGGACGAGACAAAGCCTGACCTGGTCATCGCCTTCCCCGGTGGGACGGGTACGGCAGACATGGTCAAGCGGGCCGGCGATGCCGGCGTGGAAGTCGTGAAGGTGGGCTCATGAGCGAGGACACGTACATCCTGGAGGAAGGCTTCATCAACACGGTGGAGCGTTCCGGCGAGGCCACCGATGAACTCCTCGTCCTGGAGCTGTTCGACGAGGACGCCGGGTTGGTGTACAGCCTCGGCTTCACCACCGAGGCCCTGTTCGAGCTGGTCAGTCTCGTCGGCGAGTGGGCGGGCGAAGACGCCCCGCTGGTGGGCGTCAACGACCCGGCCGACCTCGACGACGAAGGCATGGACGACGAGGGCGATCTTGCCGAGGCGGGGGTCAGCTGATGGCACTCACGTTGGGCATCATCGGCGGCGCGTTGATGGGCAGCGGGATCACGTTCATCGCTCTCGCGCTGTACCTATCCCGAGCGTTGAGGTGGTGAGATGATGGGATGGTTGTTCGTCGGGCTGCTGTTGGGGCTGATCATCTGGTCCTACGCCAGCGATGACTACCGGTTCTAGCCGGGGGGCGCGGGCCCGCTGACGGTGCTACGGCACCGCTGGCGGGCCTTCTGGTATTGTCTGGTCGCACGCCTGGGGGCGTGGCGGAATGGCAGACGCGCACGGTTCAGGTCCGTGTGTCCGAAAGGACGTGCGAGTTCAACTCTCGCCGCCCCCACCAGCAAGTGTTACGATGTCCCCGCGATCTTGCTTTGCTATGTGGCCACCTTCGCCGGCTGGCTTGTCGGGCGGATCGCACCCCGTTAGTGCTGTGGCCCCCGGAGCTGGAGAACTCCGGGGGCTTCTTACTGTCCGGCTAGACGTTCACGGGCTGCCTCGATATATGCGGCAGCCTTTCGTATTGTCTCGGGGTTGTCGCCGAGTTTCCCGAGGGCGGTGTTGCACGAGCCGCAGAGGATGCCTCGGACGCAGTTGTCGCAGTACGGCCGGTTCGCGGCGGCGTGGCCGCAGATCGTGTGGTCGTGGTCGACGTGGACGGTGTCGACGGTCAGCGGCCGGTCGCAGATTTCGCATGACGGGTTGGCTGGGATGAACTTCAGCCGGTTCTGTCTTCTCTTCTCCTCACGGTTCCGCTCGCGGGTCTCGTATCGCTGGCGGGCGGCGACGGGGCACCGCCAGCCTTGTTTGCGGTCATCGCGGCGGACGGCCACGATCGGCCCGCAGTACGAGCAGTCGCCGATGCCGTTCGCGTCCACCGTCAGGCGGTGAATCCATTGACCAACCACATGATCACTATAGGGAACGAAGCGGCCCCGGGCGGCGCTCCAACGCCGTGATCCCAGGGCCTTGGCGGATTGGGATTTCCGCCCAGGATCATCGTACTCCAGGCACAAAAAAAGCGGCCCCCGACGGATGTACCGTCAGGGGCCGTTCGTCGTTCTGTGAGTCCAGCAGGGGGGTGCGCTAGCCGGTTCGGCTGACAACGGATGACACGAGAGAGATGAGCAGGACGAGGACGACGAAGCCGCCTGCGACGTACCCGACGTATTTCATGCCCGGAGCGTACCTTCCACGATCACCGCAGTCGATCGAGGAGGATCGCCAGCTTCGCGTCCTGCTCCCCTTCCTTCCGTGCCGACTGCACCAGATGCTCACCGATCATCTCCAACGCCTTCTGGCTGTTGTCCCGAGCATCCCGGGCATAGTCCGCGACATGACTCCCGCCGTTGTGGCGCAGCTGCTTCAAGTCCCGCTCGATCCACAGCTTCAGGCTGGTGACGATGACACCGCCAACGGCGATGACACCACCCGCCACCGTCGCCGTGTCCGCCATGTTCACGCTCACGACTCCACCGTCCGCAGTAGCACGGTCACGTTGCCTCCGATGTCCGACCGCCGAGTCGGACGACCGATCTGGCGGAAACTGAGTTGTTCGATTACCACCCGTGTCGAGATCACTCCGGTCGGTGTGAACTCCTGCAAGGTCACTTCGTCGCCGTCGGCGTCCAACGCCTCCAGCTGTGCCAGCCGGTCACGAGACGACAACGTCGCCCGGACCCGCTGACCAGACTTCGTCGTCTCAGCGTCAGCGATCGACACCTCAAACTGCATGTGCCTCTGCCGGCGTGTGCCCGACAGGGCCTTCACCTGGTAACTCGTCAACATCGAGGTTTGCCCGAGGAGCTGCAGCTTCAACTGCAGCCACTCACTCTTCCCCTCGATCAGCCGGAACTCGTCCGGGTCGGTGACGGTGAAGCCGACTAGGCCGACAACAGCGGACTTGAACGGTGTGAACGCCGTCGCCTGAATCTCACCAGAGGTCAGGTCACCGCGGATTCGTCCGAGCTTCCACAGCTTCGGCTCGACCGTGCCAAACCGGATACGGGACGTCCGCACCCACGCCTCGCGGATCGTCCCCGCACCAGTCCCCTCCAGCAGGATGCCGGTGCCGGTGACCGCGAACACCAGCGACGCTGACACTGGCAAGGTGCAGACCGCTGTCGCTGACGACGTCGTAAACGTCGGGCAGATCAGGTCTGGCGCCCACGCATACCGGCCCGCGTCGTCAACCTTCGTGCCGAGGTCCAGGCGGATCAGGCCCGCCTCGTCGAAGTCTTTCCCGGCGATGTAGACGAACCGGTCGCGGGCAGCCATGCTCCCCGCCGGGATCACCGGGGCGGTCGGGGCCAGATGCAGCGGGCCGTACACCAAAGCGCCCGTGTAGGTGTTGAACGTGCCGACCCTGAACCCCTTCGTCGTGCCGACGACGAGGAACGAACCCATCACGTTCGCCATCGACAAGACCCGCTCGCCATACGGCAGCGGGGCGATGTCGCCCTGCACCTGCAGGACAGGTGCGCCGGCCACCATGTTCAGGTTGAACTGGGTGACCGTCGACTGCCCGCCGGCATCACCGGCCGCGACGATAGCGCCGGGGGCGGTCGAGAAGCACCGCCAGGTGAACCCGGTCGACGGGTGCTGGTAGCGGAGCTGCGTCGCACCCAACGTCACCGCAGTCTGCGTGACGTCCAGCTCGTACACCGCGCCGTTGACGCCAAGCATCAGACGCGACTTCACCCACGACACCACCGGGCCGGTTGTGGCCGACGCCGGGTAGGTGGCGAGCTTCGTTGCCGCCGCCAAACTCGTCGGGTCGAGCCGGAAGACGTCGGTGGCGGTCGCCGCGAACACGTACGTCCCGTCGGTTGCGATTGACTTGATGCCGGTTGCGACAGATGCGTTGGTGAACGACGAGGTCGACGGAACTGTCGTCAGGTTCGTGATGAGCTTCGCCGTCCCGGCGGCGTTCAGGCACACGACGGCGTCAGCACCTGCCACCGTCACACCCAGAAGCTGGGTGGCGCTGGTCGGGTCGATCACTGTCGTGTCTGGCAGCCGAGACACCCTGCCCGGGACGAACACGTCAACGTTCTTCGACTGGTCGAACCGGACGTGGTCGAACGGGGTGGGGAACGCCGGTTCCAGCTGAAGCTGGCCGGCACCCCCGTGAAAACTGTCCTGGCTCTTGATCCACCAGTTCGTCAGCGTCTGCTCGCCAGGCGTCACCGCCTGGTCGATCCGCTGCTTCTCAGGTTGCACCGTCTCCCGAACCATCGGGTTCTGGCCGGTGTTGGCGAAGACGAAACCGATGCCGCCGATCGCAATGTCGTAGAGACTCGACGAGTCCGCCGACATCGTGACCGGAGGCGCTGCGGAAGAACGGTCAGCGGGGATCAGGCTGGGGATTAGCTGAGCCATCTACCTACCTCCCGTGTTAGGCCGTCGCCATGTCTTGCACGTACACGTCGCGGATACCGCCGTACGTCGCCGTGCCGGTCCCGGACAAGCGGACCACGAACAGGCCAAGCGTCACCGTCGTCGCCGGTGCCACATACGTCGTCTCGAACCAGACACTGCTTGGGACGGGTGTGCCGGACACCGTGAAGTCGTGACCGGCCTGGGTGGAGCCGGTGGTGGGCGACGATGCGCCACCGTCACGGACACGGACAGAGAAGCGGTCACCTGCGACTGAGTACGTGAAGTTGCCTGCGTTCACTGCGATCCGGTAACGCCGCCCTGGGATGGCCGTAAACGTGTAGTCCGGCAGGGTGTCTTTCAGTTCGGTGGCAGCGCTGGTAGTGGCACCTGACCCGCTGACAGTTGTGGGGGCAGCCGGAACCATCTTGGTCGTCAGGGTGCCGTTGACCGTCAAACCGCCAGTGACGGTCGCGTTGTTGGCGACGGTAAGGTCGTGACCTACAGTCACAGTCGATGCCGCATTACCAATGGCGACGTTGCCACCCGCAGTGTTCACGTTCAGGTTCGCTGCGACGGCGTTGTTGACCGCCTGGACTGTGGTGTCGCTGAACTGGAGATTCGTCGACCCCTGCGCGCCAACCTGCAACCCAGGAGTCGCACTTGGCAGAGCGGCTGGTGTGGTCGCCACGACGCGGGCGGCTGTTGCCGCAGCAGACGCCGTCACCGTGTCTGTCGAGATGCCGCCTGACACGTTCGTGACGCCATGAGTCGTGGTCACGCCGGTCACACCGAGTGTGCCGCCAACCGTCTCGTTACCGGGCACACTGGTCGTGGTGCTGGCGGTGCCGACCGTAACCGCACTGCCGGTGCCACCAACCTGCACGTTGCCGCCAGCGGCGTTGAGCGACAGGTCGGATACGGCGGCGTTGTTCATCGCCTGAATCGCCCGACTCGACCCCTGCATGTTGAAGCCAGCTTGGGCACCGAGCTGCAGGGCGGGGGTGGCGGAAGGCAACGCCACCGTGCCGTCAACGATCAGCTTGTTCGCTTCGACCGTACCGGCAGCGGTGATCGACGCCGCAGCCGCAGTGCCGGTCAGCGTCGGAGCTGCCAACGTCTTGTTCGTCAGCGTCTGCACGTCATTCGTGCCAACCGGTGCACTGGTCAGACCATGCACACCCGTCGTCGCGTTGACGTGGGCGTTCGCCTCAGAGAAGTCGACCGCGTCGGCGGTGTGCTCGAAGAGGGCACCGATCGTGTGCGAGTACGCACCCAAGCCGTTGTGGTTACGAGTCACCGACAGGTTCAGACCGACAGTGCTGTTGACCAGCACCTGCTCGGCTGAGGCGGTACCGCGGTCGATTGTCGCCGTGTACGGGAACTGCGTCGGGAAGCCGATCAGCGAGTTGACCGGGACGGTGATCGTGGCATTGTCGATGGTGGCGGTCAGAGCGACCGCCGGTGCGTTGTCGATGAAGTGACGGATCGTCACAGCCAGCCTCCGGTGATACGCGGCGGATAGAGCCGCTGAAGTGCCTTCCGCTCTTCGAGAAGCCGCTGCTGGTAGCGCTGCTCGAGGAAACGACTTGAGGTCAATGCCGCGCTAGGCGCGACCAGCTGCGCCCGGTTCTGCTGCTCGACGGACGACATCTGCAGACGCGACAGCTCCTGCGACACCGTCAGCAGCGAAGCTGCGCCGAGGGTCACAACGTCCTCGATCGACGCGGTGAGCCCAGTGACGGTGGTGAAGTCGTCGGTCTCGGCGACGAGCTGCCCCGGCTTCGCGGCGTAGATGATCTGCAGCGGACGGCCAGGTGTCATGTAGTCGCCGATGTCGACGGTCACGCCCTGGTCGCCGAAGATCGTTCCGCCGCCAGGCGACACACGCCAGTGCTTCACCGTCTGCCAGTACTGGCGACCATCCGGCACCTGCCACTTCGCGGTCAGCACCGACTGTGCGTCCGCCGGCAGGGCGTACGTGATGACCGGCAGAGTGACGGTCAGCTCGACCTGCCTGATCGCGAACAGGTCAGGGAAGATCCGCTCCAGCACCGAGTTGAGTGCGTCCAGCACCTTCGCCCTGGGGAACGACGGTTGGGAGACGACACGGGCACCAGCGGTGTGCGTTGTCGCCGTGGTGTTGAGGTAGCCCCTGCCCCATGGTGGGACTGTGACGGAGCCGTCCTGGCCGACCGAGTCGGCGAACAGCAGCTCCGAACCGATTTCGAGGATGCCGGGGCTTGCGCCCGTCGCGACACCACGGATCTGCCCGATCGTGAACCCCTGCGCCGTCGGCGAGGTGATGTCGGCGGTGAGCGTTGTCGCCTGCTCCTCGTCGAGCGAGAACGACTGCAGCAGCCCCTTCGTCTCGTCGATCAGCTTCGACACGGTAGACATCAGGCAGCCGCCTGCACAGGTGTCGGCGCGACACCACCGGTCTCGAAGGCTTCACGGACGTGCTGCCACCGAGTTGACTTCGGCTGCAGACCCACCTTCCGGGCGTCCGCATACCGGGTGAGCCGGCGGTCCTTGTCGAGTTCGAGGTTGCGGTTCTGAAGTCCGTGCTTGTCGATCTGGATTTCGGCGGCGCGGGCGCACTCGCCCCACGTTGCGTGGTTCTTGGTCGGGCAACCCGACCGGCAGTTTTGACCGAGCGTTTCCATGCCACTCCTACAAAGAAAGGCGCGAGTGCGGAGGCGAACCTCCACACCCGCGCCGGGGTTTGCTGCTTGTCAGGCGGCGGAAGGTCCCGCCGGGGCCACCAGCTCGTCGACAGCCGCGTCGACCTTGACGGCCGCAGCGTCAACCGCTGGGGCAAACGCTGGGGCGTGGTCGTGGACGAACTTCTCGATGTCCGCCTCGGTCTCCTTCACGACCGGCGCGACGAAGGCACGTACGAACACGCCGATCGCCAGCAGAGCCGCCGACACCAGAGTCGGCGTGATCTCCTGCACCAGCGAAGAGGCGTGAGCGCCACCGATGACGCCGTGCAGGACGAGGAACGACGCGATCCAGCCGAGGACCGCAGCCACCGCGTGCGTCACCAGGACCGGCTCACTCTTGAACTTCAAAGGGTTTCCTCCGGGTTAGAAATGGCGAAAGATGCCGAAAACGATGTGGAAGTACAACCACGTCATCAGCACGACCAAGATGAAATGCTGGATTGAGTAGGTCCAGATGGTCTGACCTGGCGCAACGTCGAACCAGTGCCAAGTCACCTCGGACAAGGTGTCTTCCGGGTGGCCGGTTGCCAGTGCAATCGCCTCTGGCCCGCCGAACAGCACGACGATCCAGATCGCCCAGTACCACTCGTAGAGCAGGTGGCGCATCAGACAGCCGTCACCTTGATCGACTCGATTTCGGCCTTCACCGCCGCCTTGATCTGGTCGAGGGTCGGGCAGTTGCAGGTCGCCGGGACTGCCGTAGTCGGCAGCTTTGCGACAGCCGCAGCAAGAGCGGCGACACCCGCCTGCGCAGCCTCAGCCGCATTCCGCGCCTTCTCGATACCGGACGCAGGCGACACCGCGTCGCTCTTGCCGGACTCGTCGGCCAGCTCCGGGGCGTGCCAGATGCGGGTGATGTCGTCAGGGGTCACTTCTTCTCCAATGCTGGGTGCAGGCGAGCCTGGTGCCCGCCAGAAGTTCGAGGTGTCGAGGATGTGACCGGTGTCGACGTCGCCACCGTGAAGCGCGACACCGTTGCGCTCCTGCCGCCAGTAGGCGTGGGCGTCCCACGCGTCCGGTGACGCCGGGCTGCCCCAACCCCACGCGTCCGGTTGGAAACCGCCGTCGATGAGGTGATGGGCGAACAACCAGCGGATGCCGTCGTTTTCGATGTAGGCCCACGGCTGAGCCGTGTCGACCGAGGCAACACCTCGGAAGTAGTCCGCGACCGGGCCTTGGATCTGTGCCGAGTTGACGTTGACGTCCACCGCGTACGCGATGAAGCATTCGTCGGGCATGCCCAACGCACGCCAGTACTTCCGCGCCGCCTTGCCGTCAGCGACGCCAGCGGCGAAGCCGGACAGCGCACGGTTGGCCGTCGACTCGAACATGGCCGCGACGCCCATGCCGACACCACGCCAGGTGTCGCGCATCTTCGCCGTGAAGTTCTTCCACGTACTCGCGCCGCCGTATCCGGCGACCACTCGGAAGCCGTCGTCGTAGCACGCCTTCGCATCGGTCGGCCACGAGCCAGACGCGTCGAAAATCTTGATGTAGGTCAGAGGACCCTCCTACGAAGAAAGGCCGCCAAAAAGGCGGCCAGGGGGGTAAAGAGGTGCGGTCAGAGCGGTGTCAACGTCCCGATGCCAGCAGCAATCAGTTCAGCCGCTATCGCGTCAGTGACAGGCTGCCCGCCAGCTAAAACGGTCTGAGCGCCCTGCAGAGCTTCGAACGCGGGCGTCTCCTGGTGATGCCATGCACCGGACGCGTCTTTCCAGACCATCTGCGGGACGTTGTAGCCGTACCGCAGCGAGCCCTCCATGATCACGATGTTGAAACGCATCGGAGGATCGAACCTGTACGTCATGCGTGATACAGACTGAACTGGCCGTTCGCCGCCTCCATCGCGGCGATAGCAGAGTGGACAGAATGCTCGCCGAACGCGTACCGGCCATCCTGCGACGCCCACGCCCCGTAGCAGCGTGCCGCCATCACGACCCGGCCGGCGTCCTCGCCAGTGACCGAGATCGTGCCGACGTTCAGGCCGGGGAAGCTGGTGCCGTGCAGGCCCCAGATGATGAAGTAGCGGAGACTCGCCAGCCATGCTGGCGCTGATGCGGCAATCGCCTTCGCGACCGCACCGACCGCCAGATGATCCGGGTGGTCCTCGACCACCGTCGTGCCCACCTTGTTGATCCAGGTGTGGGCCTTCAGGTCGATCATGCCGCCGATGTCAGCTGCGTACTGCAGCACCGCCGCCCGCAGGTCCGCCTGGAAACTGGCGACGTCACCGTCGGGGAAACTGCCGTACCGGAAACCGGCGACACCCAACGTCAGCATCGCCTGCTCGAACTCGGCCTGCCGAGCGATCTCGACATCGGTCTGCTGCAACGGCAGCCCGACACCGGCAACAGTCGGATACTGCTCGGCCGCAGGACTGTGGGTGTACGTACACCACGCGTTCGTGGCCTGCCCGTTCAGATGGGCGATGACGTTTGTCGCGCTGCCGTTCGTCACCATGAACACGTAGACCTTTTTGCCCGCCGCCATCTCCTTACGGATCATCGCGCCGAAACCCAGTGTGTCATCGTCAGGATGGCAGGCGAGCACCATCGTCGAGTTGGTGATTTCTTGCCCCTCTCAGCGGCTCTCTCCCGGCCTAAAACGTGCCGGGGGTACAACGGGAAGGGGTCCACTCTCCGCAGCCGCAGAAAGTGGACCCCAACCGCTAGTGGATTACAGAGTCGCGATCGAGCAACCCGTCTTCACGGTCACCAGGGCCTGCGGGCGGTAGATGCCCCAGCCCGCCATGCCGTACCAGCCCAGCGGGAAGAACCGACGGAGCAAGTCCGTCTGCGGGCCGACCACGGTGTGGAAGTCGACAGCCGAAGCCTCGACCAGAGCACCCCGACCGAAGAAGTACGTCGAGTACACGTTGGCACCCGCAGCACCAGCACCGGTCTGGATGTTCGTACGCGTGGTCTCGATGTACCGGGCACCCTGGAAGGTACCGATCTCACCCGAGTAGATCGCCGACGTGTCACCACCGACGGTGTGCGGAGCGTTCCACGCCGTAGCACTATTTTCCGCCTGCAGGTCGTACGAGGTGTCGCTGTGCACGACAGCCAGGTACTTGTTGCCATCCTTCGGCATGACCTTCGCACGCTGAAGCAGCTTCACCGCAGCGGTCGCCGGGTTGCGCAGCAGAAGGTCGGTCGCGGCGACCGAAGCCAGCGCGCCACCCGACGTCTTCATGACGCCAGCGTTCACGAACAGGATGTTCGTGCCCGCGTCCGCCACCGCCCGGATCAGCTGGTCGACAGTGTCGTACATGTTGCGGCCGAGCAGCTCGGCCGACTCCGGGTCCGGCTTGGTGAATGCCAGCTCACGCAGACGCAGCGTGGTGATCGCAGCGTTGCCGTACTCGTTCAGCGTCACCTGGACACGAGTCGGAGTCGGCAGCGCCACCGAAGTGACGTCCACGGTCTCCGTCAGCGGCGTGGTCGCCAGCGCCATCGGAGTGTCGTGACGGGTCAGCGTGACGGTGTCACCCGGCATCGCCTGCGCCACCGGGCGCTTATCGATCAGCTGCCGCCACTGAGGTTCGTCGCGGAGGTAATACTCGACGGCGCGGTCAAACGCCGCCTCGACAAGAAGGTCCCAGGCAGCGCCGGTTGCGCCGCCGGTAAGGGCGTTAGGCATATCGTGTTGCTCCTATGTAGGGAACGTGGAAAAGATCAAGAGGTGGTGGACAACCTCCGTCAGCGGCGCTTGTCGACGATGCCCAAACGGATCAGGGTGTCGTAGTCCGCGCTGCGGAGCTGCTCAACCGTCGGGGTTCCGGTAACCGGCTCCGGGGCGTTGTTCGTCGCCTGCGAGATCCGCGAAGCCGCCGCAGCGGTAGCCGGGTCGACACCGTCGTCGCTGTCGTCCGGGCTCCACCCGAACACGTCGCCGTTGTCCGCCAGCCACTTCTTCACGGCCTCTTCGGTGATGTCACCTTCGAGATCCCGAGCGACGAAACGAGCCAGCTTCTCCGGTGCCTTCGCTTCCTTCAGCACATCCGAGATAGTCGAGGTCCGGGCCTTGGAGCGGAACGTCTCCAGCTCCTTCTCGCGGTCCTCGGCGTCCTTCTGCAGCTTCTTGAGCTGCTGACGCAGAGCCTTCATCCCGTTGCCGTCGTTCGCGGAACCGTCGTTGCCGTCGTTACCGTCGAGGTCGAGGTCGTTGTCCACTTGCTGCACTCCCTTAGAAATTGGTTTGGCGCACGCCAAAGGACCCGCCAGGGGAAGCGGGTTGCTCGCTCGTGCTACCGGACTAGATACGCTTCGCGGGGCCGGTAGGTCCGCGTAAGGAGCTGGCCTGGGAGGACTCGAACCTCCACTGACCGGATTAACAGTCCGGTGCCCTGCCAGTTAGGCGACAGGCCAAGATGAACGTAGGCTCCACGCCTACGCTCGTGTTAGTAGTTCGCGCCGGCCGAACCGCCGGCATCATTCGCGCCACCACGCCCAGCGAACTGGGCTGCCTCCTGCGAGTACAGGAGCTGCTGCTGCTTCTGAGCGCCAGCATCGCCAAGGAGAGTGGCGTTCTCCTCCTGCGACTGGCCGAACACGCCAGTCCCCGCATTCGCGTACCGGCCCGACAACGACTGATCAGTCGAAAGCCGCGAAGCGATCCCCTGGAACGCCTGACGGGCCGAGTCGATCGTGACGCCCTGCTGCGCTGCCTTCGTCGCCGTCGCCTGGCTCGTCAACGCCAGACCCGATGCCAACGCGGCACCACCGATTCCGGCAGCCTGCGCCCGCTCCTCAAGCAGCGGCTCAGCCACGTTCGTGTCCAGGATCGCGGCGATAGCCCCGCTCGTGCCCGACGTGCCGTAGTACTGGTCCCACGCCGACCGAGCCTCTGGCGCTGCATTGACGTACGCCTGGTTCGCGATCTGCACCCGCTGAGACAGCTCCGTCGCGGAAACATCACCACCGATCCAGGTCGCCCACGCGTCTCGCGTGTCGTAAAAGCCAGGCGGTAGGCTGCTGACGATCTGCCGGTACGCGCCCTCCATCGCGATGTACTCGGCCGGCGACAGCACCCCGAGACCGTTCTTCAGGCGCGCGTCGTTGCCAGCGAACCGCTTGTGGTACGCGTCCGACTGCTGAATCCGAAGGCTGATCTCGTCGCTCGAAGCGCCAGTGCGCCCGAGCTGGTCGACCAGGCCGTAGAGATCCGACAGGTCCCACGACGCGAGCGTCTGCTTGATGATGTCGGTGTAGGAGTTGTCCGTCGGCGACGTCGGTGACGTCGGCGTGCCCTTCGGAATCGTCGGATGGACGATCGGCGGACGCGGCCGGTCCTTGCCAACCGGATCGACGGTCTTGAACGACGGGGGTCCAGAGAACCCCGAACCCGGTGGCAGCTTCGTGTTAGTCGGCTGAGTCACGATGCGAATCCGAACGCTTGGCCGAGCGAATGCATCAGCCCATAGGCCGTCTGCTTCGCGTTGTCTGTGTTGCCCCAACGGGGGTCGTTCTTGAGCTGCTTCTGGAAGTCGAACAACGTCATCGGCTGCGGAGCAGACGAAGCCGCGGTGCCCTTAACCCCAGGTGAAGT